GAAAGCAACTGCAAGAGGAACAGATTTCCACGAAGCAGCACAAGCATATCTTGAAAACAAAGAGTTGGATTGGAATAACTTCCGACCCGCAACTCAGTTTATGTTTCATCATGCCAAGCCTTATCTTGACAAGATAAATAATATTCATGCGATTGAACGTACTCTTTACTCAGAGTATCTTGGTTTAGCAGGTAGAGTTGACTGCATTGCCGAATACGAAGGAGAGCTGGCAGTCATAGACTTTAAAACTTCAGAGAAAATCAAACCAGAAAAGTGGTTGGAAAACTATTTCGTTCAAGAAATGTTTTATGCATCCGCTTACTATGAGTTGACTGGAATCCCCGTTAAAAAACTTATTACTTTGATGGTTACTCCAGGTGGAGATGTCAAAGTATTTGACAAAAGGAACAAAGGGGATTATATTAAATTATTAGTACGTTATATTAAAGAATTTGTATCTCACAATACTAGGTCAGAGAATGGAGAATGAACTAGAAAAAGCACTAGAAAATAAATTCTTTTGTCCTTCTCGTTTCGCACAAGAGATTGAATCTCTTGTCCATAACAGCGAAAAAATGAGTTATATTGATGCCATCATTCACTTCTGTGAAAAGAATAGCATTGATCTCGAATCAGTTCCTAAGTTAATTTCAAAACCACTTAAGGAAAAGATTAAGTATGAAGCAATGGAGTTAAACTTCCTTAAGAGAAGTTCCAGAGCAAAATTACCTCTTTAATTCATTTTAGGTCAAAAAAATTTTTCGGCAAAAATTTCCTACATTACTTTTTTGATGATGCCTGCTGACGCTTATCGTTGCTACTTGTCTATGAAGAATCACTTCACTAAAGACAAGTATGATTACCACAAATATCGTGGTAAGGTTAGAGCAACCAATGAGTCCTTCTATAAAAGGAAGGATAGATTTTGGTTTGAAAAACTAGCACGAAACAAATCAGATCAAGAGGTTGTTGATTTCTTTGTATCTAACTTTATCTCCTGCACTGATCCAAGTAAGCTTTGGATAGGAGAGATGATTAAGGAAGGTGAAGATAGATACACCGAATGGAAAAAAAGAAACCAATCACTCTCCTACATTTTTAAAGAAGAGAGTGAACATTTGTTTGAAAATCAAAAAGTAGATGAAATTTTTGATTGCTCAAAAGGTCATCCACCTGTTCTAAAAAAGTTCCTGAACGGGACAATTAGTATAGAAACACTGGTGATATACGATAGAATATTCCTGTTCGGGAACACGTTTGATAAAAAACTTTTGGATCCAGTGTGGGAATCCGTAAGTATGAGAATAAAAAAATATTCTCCATTCCTAAATATTGATGTACCGCGTTATAAAAAAATTCTACAGGGGATTGTCTTAGAAAAATGAGTGCCTTTTTTGACTCAGAAGTTGTCCGTGCCGAGATGGCAGAGATTAGTGAATTGCAAGATGATGTTTATAGAAGTGTATTTAAATTCATGTCTATGGACAACCAACAAAAGTATGAGCACATTGAAAAGTTAGAGAGACTTTTAGAGAAACAAAAAATTCTTTATACTCGTCTAAGTTTATCTGATGATCCCGAAGCAGCTGAAATGAAGGAGAGAATCACAGAGTCCGCTAAGATGATGGGTCTACCTCAAGATGTGGATATGATGGTGGTCTTTAACAAGATGACCGAAATGATCCAGATTATGAAAACCCAGATTGACAGCGATCTCTAATTCCCCTATAATAGCAAGGTACACAAAAGCCAAATCCGTACAAAATCTGAGGTAATCTAATGTCTTTTGCAGATCTCAAGAAGCAATCTTCTCTTGGTTCACTGACTTCCAAACTGGTAAAGGAAGTAGAGAAGATGAGCAACACTTCCAGCAGCGGTGATGACCGACTCTGGAAACCCGAAATGGATAAGACTGGCAATGGTTATGCCGTCATCCGTTTCCTGCCCGCACCTGAAGGAGAGGAACTTCCTTGGGCAAAGATGTATTCCCATGCATTTCAAGGTCCTGGTGGTTGGTACATTGAGAACTCTCTGACCACTCTTGGTCAGAAAGATCCTGTGTCCGAGCACAATCGTGAACTCTGGAACAGCGGTATTGATTCCGACAAAGATACTGTTCGTAAGCAGAAGCGTAAACTCTCTTACTACAGCAACATCTATGTCGTGAAGGATCCTGCTAATCCTGCTAATGAAGGTCGTGTCTTCCTGTTCAAGTTTGGCAAGAAGATCTTTGACAAGATTATGGAAGCAATGCAACCTGAGTTTGAAGATGAAACCCCCATCAATCCCTTTGATTTCTGGCAGGGTTCAAACTTCAAACTGAAGATTGTGAAGAAGGATGGTTATTGGAACTATGATAAGTCAGAGTTTGATCGCATCGCACCACTTCTGGACGATGATGATGCTCTGGAAGCCCTGTGGAAGAAGCAGTATTCTCTGACTGCTCTGACTGCTAGCGATCAGTTCAAGTCCTATGAGCAACTTGAGAATCGTCTCAAGATGGTTCTGGGACAGAAGTCCACTTCTCGTCCTCGTCTTGATGAAGAGGTTGAGAATGAAGATGATGATCGTGGTTCATATACTCCTAACTTCTCTTCCCGTCGTGAAGAACCAGTTGCTGCTGCACCTGTAAGTTCTTCCAATGATGAAGATGAAGATGATGCTCTGTCTTACTTCCAGCGTCTTGCTGAAGAGTGATTATTGATATAATCTAATATTATCAGCACGTTTAAGGGTTTCACTCAAATACTGAGTGGAACCTTTTTTATATGTCATCATCTCCTCCATATCATCTAAAACAATAGCAACATACTCTGGTTTAAGTAAGAAAATATTTCTCTTGTTATCTTCTATTTCTTCTTCGTATTGATAGTTGGTAACAGCAACAGCACTATTGTTTACGGTTACTTGTTGCTCTAATTTTCCATCATAGAATGAGATTGAGAAGTCAGATTCAACCCTGAGTCCTTCTTCTACAATAATTGCTCCAGCATTATTTTTAATTTCTACAGTTTCATAGTGATGAACTGCATCTATTTCCGCATAAGAACCATACTTATCAAGGAGGTAGGTTTCAAAATCATTCCTATTCAATGGCCATTCTGATTGCAGACTCACAATATTATTGCAGAGCATTACTAACCAATCTAAAGTTGGATCATCATAAAAATCATTTGCAACATTGTCTGGGCGATCATTTCCTTTGACCTGATACTTTGTAAAGAATGCTAGGTTTTGAAAGATGTCTTCTCTAAGAACACCTCTTTTAAAAATATTTTTTACTTTTTTATAATCTGATATTGTAGCACCTGGAAGTCTGCTAACGTATTCAAAATCTGGTAACTGACTGAAATAACTTGGCATTTTAGAAACCTACCTCTGTTGGGAACGTCGCATCATTTCCATAATCATCATTGAAGACTGGATCAAGTTCTTGGAACTGCATGGTTATTGTATAAGAAACCATCTTACCATCACTGAAGGTTGCATAATTTCCTTCTGGTGTATAATCAACACTAAAGGATTGTAATGCAGACTGCTTGAATTTGTTTAAGTATGGATGCTTTTTACCTTCGTGGAGATATTGTATTTGAAATACGTGAGGAGTCTTTAAGAACAAGTTTGATGGAGTTCTAATTGGAGACATTCCTTGTTTAAAGAATCTAATAATCTGAATGATTTGTTGAGATTCTGGCTCACTTCTAGCAGAAAGTTTGAATGTAAAATTAAATTGTCTAAGACCAGGACCTTGGAATAAGAGTTCTGTGTTTGGATTTAAGATAGCACCAGTTGCTCTGGTTAATAATTGTGCTCCAGTTCCAGATGCTGCTCCAGCAAATCCAGCTGCAATAGCACCTTTTACATCCTCTGAATTACCAGTAATTTTTTTAACGAGATTGCTAACACCACCAGTTAATCCTTCTCCACCTTGAGCAATGGTTGAATAAGAAAGTAACGCTAACTCTGCTTTAACTGGATCCATATTCTCAGATCCAAATTGAACTGTATTTGTATCTCTTATTCCACCAACAATTGGTAGTATAACATTACCAATTATCTGATCTTCAGTAACAGATTCTCTATTTGGATCTTGTAAACCAAAAGATTTAGTGTTAAATTTTTTGGGTTTATATCTGAGCATCTGAAACTTAATCACGTCTTGATTTGTATCAGCAAGATCATCTGGATATTTTAAGAGATCTGGGAACTTATATCTTGTATTTCCCTCACTTTTAAATTGTCCACCTACGGCAGCAGATGGGAATGAAAGGTCTCCAGTTTCATTATCTGCATCTGATATAGCTTGATTTGTTTTTCCATTTGATTCATCAAACTTTGATTTATCATCTGCAGTAGTGCCAAATTTTGATCGTAATGTGTCCTGTTGATTTTGAGTTGCCCTATAGATAGATCCGCCTGCTTGTAATGAAGATCTATCTGTCGCAGTAGCATTACTATTTGGTGTGAGTTTTGTTTCTCCTGGATTTTGTGTTGCTATGACTCTTGCATTTTCTCCCTTCGCATTATCATATTTTATAACTTCTTTTTTGAATGCCTTATTTCCATTAGCATCTTTAACTTCTGTCACTCTTGTGGCATAGTATGTCGTTACAGAGGGACCTTTAGCTGCGCGTCGCTGCTGTGAGTTGCCAGTGTAAAGTTTTATTGGTGAAATTTTACTTGTTTCTACTTGTCCTGCTGCCATTAGACAAAGGTTTTTATTTATTTAGTATGAATTTTCCATACTGAATTGAGAGGAGATCGTCAAGTTCTTCTGGTTCTACAATGTAAACCTGACCTGCAAGTTCTTCCCAAGTATATTGCCTATACTCTTGCCAATGAAAGTTAAGTCCACGAAATCCCCAGCGGAATAATTCAGTCACTGCAACTAATGGATGTTGATCGTATGTAACACCATAACTTTTTGCATTATAAACAAAGGTACATAATTGTCCCACCTCAGGAATTGGTGTCACAGTATTATTGAGTGCTTCCATAATCATAAGCATCTGCTCTTCGGCATCAGAAGTTGCATTTATGTCATTGATTATGGGTTCTATGCGGTTCATTTGATACCTAACTCGTCTTCTGTGATGATCTTAAATTCAATTCTTCTATCAGCACAAAACTCTTGAGCAGCTTTCCACTTTGCTTTG